TTTGGCCTTATACTCACTCAATAAGAGGTAAACGATCTTCCCGTTGGGGCTGACATCAGATCGGAGAAACCACCCCCATTTTGCTTGGCTATTCAAAGATACAGCCTACTTGAATGCAGATTAATTCTATTTGTTCACGAGCTATTGTAATCTCGGTCCACTGATCAGAAAGAACGAAATGGATTGGGGCAGCAAAATAGTGTCCAATGTATAAACCTAATACAAAAACAAATAAAATTAGTGCAGTAATTGTGTAATGTTTAATCATAACATCCTCATATCTGTAAGTTCATCAATTGGTACGGCATAAAATGGTGGCCGATTATTTACTTGTCGTTCAAACTGTTTAATCTTTGCGTTCTTACCTTTAATAAATCCAACAACTTCGTATCGTGTGTTTGAATGAACAAGGACCAGGACATGCACAAGCTCGTCATCTGCATTTGGTTTTATAATTAGAAAGTTGCTTGTCTTACTTGGATCAATACTATGATGAAGTTGGGCCTTAACTTCTATGCCCTCTAAATCAGGTCGTGAAAAGGTATTGACTGAGCCATCCCAATACATCTTCAGGCATTTAGCAACGGCCAATTCAGATACAGCACTAACGACTGACCATCCTATATCATTGATTGGGTTCCAAACTGAGCCATAACGATCTTTATGACCAAGGTTTATAGATTGTGATTTACGGCTGACACCTACTTGAGATGCCATTTCATATTCATACCATTCGAGGTTGACAATCATTGATCCTCCTCTCAGCTATTTTTATATAGTCATCATTCAATTCAATTCCTATTGCTTTACGATTATGTTCATTGGCAACTAAAATAGTAGTGCCAGCTCCACTAAAGGGATCTAAAACTGTACCACCTTCAGGGCATCCAGCTAAAATACAAGGCTCAATTAAATCTTTTGGAAAAGTTGCAAAATGTGCGTCTTTAAATGGTTTAGTAGTTATAGTCCAAACATTTCTTCTATTTTTATTATTAAATTGTTGAGATTTAGATGGTTCTTTAATAGCATCTGCATCATAATAATATTTTTTATTTTTAGTTATTAACCATATTTTTTCGTGACAGCTTGTTGGTCTGTCTTTAACACTTTCAGGCATTGGATTTGGTTTATGCCAAATAATTTCCGACCTAATGTACCAACCAGCATCTTGCAAAGATATAGCAACTCTATTAGGCATCATTAATAAATCTTTTTCTTTAATGCCAGCTTGTACTGGAGTTCTTGTTACTCCATAATTTTTATCACCTCTTAATGATTGATTGGTTGTTGAAGTTCTTTTACCACTTGAATAACTATCTCCAACATTCCACCAAATTGTTGCAGTATCTTTTAGTTTAGGTTTAAAGGTTTGAAATACTTTGACAGTGTTTTTTAAATAATCTTGATAAGTTTTTTCTAAACCAAACTGACCATCTACTCCATAATCTCTTAATCCAAAATATGGTGGTGAACTAACAACACAATCAATAGAGTTGTTTTCTAATGTTTTAATAACATCAATGCAATTACCTTGAATAAACTTATGCATTTACAAATATTTTAATTTTACCAGCCATACTCATCAGTTGGGTCCATTGATAACCTCTTTTAATGGTATTATTTTTTGACACCAATCTTTAGGTATTGCAATTGCCCTACCAGTGGTGCCGTCACTACAAAAATCTGCTGACAAAACAATATGCTTTTCTGTTTCATTTACGATCCAACCAACACTTGTAACTGGCTCTGTTTTTGCAGCTTGAACTTTTTTTAAATCATGCCATCCAGTGTCATAATCCATAGCATCCTCGAAATGCACCTGAACTAATTTGAATTGATCAATGTTAAATTTCTTTTTGGCCATTCTGCTCTTTCCATTGTTTAACAAAGTCGTTTGCAGTGACAAGGCCCTCAGTTATTTCTTCAATACGCATAAGCTCTTGTGGTTTTGGAAATCGTTTTGATTTGGTCCAACGTGTGACCGATGTGGGTGTTATGTTTCCTAGCTTTTCTGCTAGTCCTTTTTTGCTAGTGTTTGTTAGATTAATCCACTTCGATAAGTACATTGTTTACTTATACTTATTGATCTCTCAGATCACAACTTATAAGATGGTTATAATTTATTTATATTTGACATGAAAGATCATATCGTGTTAAATATCTTTTATGACCATAAAGGTTTTTGGGATATGAAACAAAGGAGATAAAGTATATTATGGAAAATGCCGTAACGATACATAAAGGAGATGGATGGTTAATGAAACCAACCCTTGAATCAAGAAACATAGATATTGAAGAAATATTAGTCACATATTCACAAGGCAGAAAACCATGGTACACAAGGGAACACATGTTAAGGATTTTGCAAGGTAAAAAGAAAATGCCAATAGAATTAGCACAAGACATTGCTGCAAATTATAATTTTAATTGGACTGATTTTTTTCAAATACCAGAAAATAGAATTAAGACAATTGATGCTATGCCATGCACAACTCATGATATGAGAGTAATATTTAAATCATCTATCGTTAAGTTTTATTGTCCAACCGAGTTTACAGACAGTCATTATGCTGTTTGGGCTGATCAAACTCACCCACAAACCACATATTTTGGCAACCAGGTACAAGCTATTCATTTATTTTCTAAACAAAAACAAATTTTAAACAATGATACTTTGATAGATTCTATGTCTCACCCAATATTGATTCAATTAAAAAAAAATAAAGATTGGTATTGTGGATTTTTAACTGGTGTTAGCACTCCAGTTATGAGTACAGAGCCAATGGTTTATTTGTCAGATATATACAATACAAGATGTGTTGACTTTGCAAAAAAAGACATAAATCATTTTCATCATTTAGATATAGTCATTTCAAGGCCTAAATTTATTGATTAATAATTATTTTTTTTTACTAACAAAAAACAATATCATCATTTTTTATCACTAAAAATTAGTGATTTTATAGATCAATTTATCCTAGTTTTTAACAAATATTTATTACTATTAATATTAAATAGTATTTATATACACATATAATTAAACATTTATATACGATCTAGAAGATCAATATGATCTTTTATATTGACATGTTTTAGCAAATATAATCTAGTGATTTGCATGGTTGAACAACAAAAACCAAAATCATTAGACGAAGAGCTTGGTATTATACCTCAAGAGTTTATAGAATTAGATATAAACCATTACTCACCTACACAACTGTTAATGCCGATATGGGTATGGGCTTTATTGTATGGAGCTTTTGATCAGTCAACACGCAGATTAAATAAAAGAAATATCAATATGTTCTTTGGCACAACAATTGGCTACATTTGTCAGCTCATTTTCTGTGATGTGATTTGGACTTTTAATAGTCAGAAAGTAAACAACAAAAAAATATCAGAGGATCAAGCATACGAAATATTGAATGAAGAATTTGCTGCCTACGAGCCTTATGATGACAAAGACAAAGAAAAGTATGATGCATTTAGAGGTTTAGCAGTAGATTATTTAAAGCATTCTATTGCAGCTTGGAAGGCCATTGCATTTACATCACCAGTTGTAGCAGAACGCAACGTCACAATGCCATTAACTTTTGTAGGTATGTTGGGCCGAATAGATGGTGAAGATGATTTAAAGTTTGGGGAGCAAAAATTAAGATTACCACGATTATTGAAACCAAAAAAAGATGGCACGAGAAGTGTCAGCACAACAAAGATTGACGCACCACTTATCAATCATTGCAGACAAACTGCATACTATTGGAAATGCACAAACAAGAGGCCGTTCTTATTTTATGTGAACGACAAAGAATACAAAATATTTGATTCATCAAACTGTGATTTACTAACAGTAGATGCCATGAATGATCACTTTGAATACTTGAAAAACCAAGCACGTTTAAGGGATAGACATATATTAAACAGCAAGGGTGATCCATTACGACTGTTAAGTTTTCACGATCCTGATTGGGAAAGTTTTTATGCAGATATAGGGGAAGAAAATTTACACAAGGCCAGAGAATTATTTAAACAAGCACACAACTTATAGGAGGAACAATGAAACAAGAAACATCAGCAACAAAATTATTACGCAATGCCATGGATGAAATAATGGTAAAGCAAGACGAGTTGTCTATTAATTTAAAGGGCAAAAAATATTTAGAAATAGGTCCACGAATACAGATTATGCGTAAGCATTTTGGAACACGAGCTTTAATAAATACAGAGATTGTTGAGAACACAGCCACAAGAGTTGTGATGAGATCATCTATATTTATAGACGATAAGTTAGTTGCAACTGGTACTGCTGAAGAATTTAGAGCAATCGGACCAGTCAATAAAACAAGTGCATTAGAGAATTGTGAAACAAGCTGCATTGGAAGGGCATTAGGCAATCTTGGATTGTCCAATGACAAGATTTCTTCTTATGAAGAAGTGCAACGAGCTATTAGTGATGGTGAGTTGTTAAAAAAGTCTAATCAAAATCATACTGGATTGGCCTTGGTAAGAGAGACAGTGACTTATGACAGTGTTATGAAACAGATTGAAAATGCTAGTCAAACAGAATCATTAAAAGCTGTCGTGAGCCAGCCTGAAATTAGAGAATTTTTGAAGGGTTTGAGAGATTCAAATCCTAAGAAGATGAAAGCCATAGATGCTTTATACACTAAAACTCAACAAACATTAACAGAAGGAAAAACGATATGAGTGATTATGTAAAAATGGGAAACGGCATGCTGTTTCCAAATGAAAAGAGAGACAATGATAAAGCTCCAGTTTGGACTGGACCAATTACTATTGTCAACAAAGATGGGTCTGAACGTAAAGCTCGAATGGCTGCATGGAAAAGTGATAAGCACAAAGACGGCATATCAATACAGCTCAGTGAGGCTAATGCTCCAAGTCAAGCAGTACAAGGAGATGAAATACCATTTTAACTTTTATGGTGGGTAGGGTGTTTTGATTCGTTCATAATTCCTTTATTCCTTACCCACCTCCCAGGACATTATATGAGATATATATCACCTTTTGGATGGAAATTAATTGGCATGGCTTTGTTTGTCATAGTCATAGTTGTGATTAGTTTATGAGCTACGATCCAGTTAATCATCCAAAGCATTACACAAGCAGTGACATTGAAACAATTGATGTCATACAAAATGGATTAACCACAGAAATGTTTAAAGGATATTGCTTGGGCCAAATATACAAATACATTTCACGAGCTGAGATGAAAGGCAATGCACTCCAGGATTATCAAAAGGCTGAGTGGTATTTAAAAAAATTAATCAAGGTTATTGAATGACACCAAAACAAAAAAAAGTTTTAGATTTTATTAAAAAGTTTTTTAAAGAAAACGGATATAGCCCATCACAGACAGAGGTTGGCAAGGCAGTAGGCATAACGCAAGTTGCAGCTCGATCACATGTTTCACAGCTTATTGAAAGAGGATTTTTAGAACAAACACAAGGTAAAAAAAGGTCATTAAAAGTATTATGAGTAACAGCAACCCAGAACAATTTGAGATTAAATCAAATAGGAGACAATGTTGTAGAGTGCCATTGTACCACAACAATCAAAAAATATATTTAGAGATACAATTAGACCCTGAGACTGGTGAACTAAGAGTGGTGAAACCATGGCCTGAAATGAAAGAGGGAACTGAGTTGTACTCAACAATAGTAGAGGCTGGTTTTGATATTACAGCTCAATTGGATTCATATCCTGAT